CATCAGCCGATTCCGTAGCCAGTAGCGGTCCAGGTGATCGCTTTTGCAATCCTGCTACCACCAATCGAATCATAGACCGACACATCAAATCCGGTAGCAGAGAGGTTCGTGATCACATAGTTTTGGCCGGTGCTTTGAGCCGCCATTACAACGCCTACGTCAGGGGCCACATAGAACTTGTTGCCAGCGCCATAACTCACTGACACATCCGCGCTGGTGCTGGTAGTCACGGTCCCAGTAATCGTTCTGATCGGCATTTGCGCCTGAATACGCAACTGGTCAACAGCAATCTGCTCTTGCGGACCGCCAGTGCTGAACTCTGCCTTGACCTGATACCCACGGGCTTTGAATTCAGCATTGTTGAACCGACGCCAGCTCGTGAACGTTGGAGATCCTGCAGGATCATCCTGGGTGGTACGGATAAACAGCTTGACATCACAAGTGTTTGGAGCAGCACCGTCAAAATCAGTAATCAAATCAAAGTCAGGCTCATCGTCGAGGCGTTCTCCATACGGGAAAAAGCTGCGAGCCCGCAACGTGCTATCCAGCTGAAGACTAAAAACATCGCTCAACGTAAACGTGTTGCCGCTGTTAAAGACATACGTTCCAGACGTATGCAGCTCGCTGTCGCCTTGCAACAGGTATTCGCTGTCATCTTCAAGCAGCAATGCTCCGCCGTCTTCAAGATCAAACGCGCCAATAGCTGCAAGCTCATTACCAGTAGTTGCCAGCTCTAACTCATTATTTGCAGTGTCGACAGTCAGGTTGGTTTTGGTGCCGCTGAACGATGGATCTTCTGTAGAGCCCAACGCACCAACAACCTCAACGTTCTGCAGATCCGCTTTTGTGAATTCAATCAGCGCAGCAGTGAGGCTTTCGCGCCCACCAGAGTCAACAAACTTCGCGCTATACGTTCCAGCTTTCAGGTCGGCGTAAGCTTCAGTCGCAGAGCCTGCAATTTGCTCAGAAATGCTGGTTGAAGCGGGCCAGGTGACACCACTTAAGTTAGGAGAATGCCGCAACCGCACATAACCGCCGACACGAACATCCAGATCAGCAGCTTGCGTCCAAGTCAAGCGTGCCTGGCCATTGACCGGAATCATGCTGAAGTTAGTTACTGCAACTGGCGCAGCTGTCTTGCCTTCCAGCTGGAAATTGGCAGACGTAATTTGACTGCCTTTGTTAAGAGAGTTTCTTGCTTGAATCTGCAAGTACAACCTTCCTGAACGCAAATTGCGCAAATTGACTGAAGGGGAGGCTGTAGCGACTACCTGCCAGTTGTCATTATCAATTCGGTACTGAACTCGAAAATCATTTACGTTTACGCGATCATGGTTCCAGCTAACTGACGCACCGACAAAAACACCGCTGGCCTCCTCATACAAGAATTCTTCAATAGTGACACTGGTGACTGGATTTGGTATTGCCGATAAATTCGTGATATCACGAGTCGTCAGTTCAACGTCAGACTCAACAGCGTCATAAATTGAGCTGTTATACGCAATCGCACTAACTCCGTAGACCCCGTCTTCAGATTCCGCGACAGACGCAACACGGAACTGCTGAGGCAACAGTTCAGTCGTCTGAACCATGAAAATTGAATTAGGGGCTGGTTGCTGACTGAAAGCGCTTGTGACATCGATCTTGCACGTTCCATCGGCTTGCGGTTGGATGCCGCCAACCGGAATGTCTCTTGTTTCAACAACACCAGTCGGCAGCATTACCGAAAGCTTTGGACTGTTTTGTGCAGCAAGGGAAACAGTCAAATCATTGCTGCTATCTGCAACAATTTGAGTGGTCAACAAAGATGGCTGTAGCGAGGCAGATTTGATTCGCCCAGAACGACGAGCCCCAGCACGCATTGGGTCTGCAACATCAATAACCATTCCAGGGCGAAGAACAATGCCACTATCAATTGAAACGCCGAACTGGATGGTTTCAGTTAAATTCTGCTCAGACAAAAGCATCCATTTTCCAATGCGATGCGCTTGGCCTTGGCTGTAACAACCAATTGCCTTGATCTCTTTTTTGATAATGCCGTATTTAGCAACAGCATCATGATCTTCAACGTACTCATATTCTTGGTCGCCGCGAGTGTCATAAGACTGCCAAGCTACGACAGCAACGGTATGACGAGCCTTCTGAGCTGTTCCCGCGTATTCAAAAATGCCGTCGACAACATTGCTTTGGCTTATTAAATACTGCGGGTCAGAAGGCTTGTCCTGCAGGAGAGCCAAAGAGCCAGCACTGTAATAAGC